TAAATAAAGAAATCTATGCCGACGGTACTTCCGCTGATGATGACATCTTCGGCTACCAAGAACGCTGGGCTGAATATAGATACAAGCCCTCAAAAATTACGGGTAAATTCCGTTCAAATGACGCGCAGAGCCTTGATGCATGGCATCTATCCCAAGAATTCGCAAGTCTTCCGACTCTTGGCTCAGACTTTATCGAGGAAAATCCTCCTCTTGATCGTGTGGTTGCAGTACCCTCTGAACCTCACTTCATCTTCGATTCATATATGAGAATGAAATCTGCGCGCCCAATGCCTACATACTCTGTACCTGGACTGGATAAACTATAATGGATGCTACATGGCAACTATACTTTGCTACTATAACCGGGTTTCAATACCACCCGGCTAATCCTAGTGATGAACGTTTAACTCTTGAACAATGTGCAAAAATTGCTGATGATATGTACAAATTAACTATGGAGAGATCATGCCAATAACTGCTGCTTTAATTGGTGCTGGTGCAACTATGCTCACTAATCGAGCTTCTACTAAACGCGCTCGTGAAGCTATGGCATTCGAAGCTGAACAATCTTCTACTGCACACCAAAGAGAGGTAAAAGATCTGCGTGCTGCAGGTCTTAATCCTATTCTCTCTGGAACTGGTGGCTCTGGTGCTTCTACTGCTTCTGGTAAAGCTCCAGTAATGGAAAATCCTACAAACTCTGCTTTATCTGCACTTCGTGCTAAAGCTGAATTAAGTAATTTAATTTCTACTGGTAATAACATAGATGCTCAAACTGATGCTATTGAGGGTGGTACCGTTGCTAAAACTGCTGGTACTGATGCTTATAATAAAATACGTGATACTGTTAATACTGTTACTAATCCTAAACCATCCTCAGCTAAACAAGTTAATCGAAATTCTAATTTCGATTTAAAAAAGTTTGAAAAAACTACTCCTCAAGCTGAAAAAAGAATACAACAATTAATGCAAAAAAACAATAAATACTTAAGGTAATAACTATGAAAAATAAAACTCTTATTCGCTCTGCTTATGGCGAAAAACAAAAAGTAACAATAACTACCCTAGACGCTCGAACTGAGCAATGTCATAGGGATGAATGCGATATTAATAAAATAATCGCTAAATACGACCGTACGGGCGTCTTAAACCATGTAAATGACTTCGAGGCTCGCTACGAAGATCTAACTGGTCTGGATTATCAAACAATGCTAAATACTGTTGCTAATGCTAATTCTATGTTCGAAGGCTTGCCAAGTGAAATCCGAAATCAATTTGCTAATGATCCTGCAAATTTCATCTCATTCATGGATGACAAAAATAACAATGAACAAATGTATGAAATGGGATTAAAACAACGTCCTATTTCTGAACAAATTGGGAGCGAAAGCGACCCCATTTCCAACGGAAATGAACAGCCACAAAGTGGCGAAAATGCCCCGCAGGGAAATAATGCTGCTGAAACCTCTACAGCCCAATAAAACAACGGCCTCAAAGCAGGCCGGCACAGTTACTCACTTGATGTAACTGTGCGGACTGACACCTCTACATGGTGGATGTCCTAAAAAAACACTAAAAATAAATCAAAAAATAATATGCCAATAATCTTAAAAACTGCTCTTAGATATCTTCTAAAATCACTATTAATTCCTTGGCTAATTAAAAACCTTGATAAATGGACAACTGTCCTAAATAAAAAAATAATTAAACTCTTGGAGAATACAAATGTTTAAACGTAAAAAACTTAACTATAAAAAATCAAAAAAAAGCTTTACTAAAACTGCCTCATCAGTACATAAAAAAAACGGTCGCGGAAAACCTATGCGCGGCGGTATCCGACTTTAATATAAATAATGCCTTGCTATCACCCGATGCAAGGATATAGGAGTCGAGCTGATGGAAAAACTATTGTCTTCAACCCTACTCATGGATGGGTTGATCGCCCTCTTACTATTCCTTGTGGCCAATGTGTTGGATGTCGTCTAGAACGATCACGCCAATGGGCTGTGCGCTGTGTACATGAAGCTTCGTTACACGAAGACAACTGCTTCATAACACTAACTTATAATAACGAGAGTCTGCCGGAGGACGGATCTCTCAATAAAAAACACTTCCAAGACTTTATGAAACGTCTTAGGAAAAAATATAAAAATAAAAAAATACGGTACTATCATTGCGGAGAATACGGAGATAAAAACTTCAGACCTCACTACCACGCAATAATCTTTGGTCTCGAATTCGATGACCAGAAACTATTTACCGTAAAC